GGTCTGTAGTCCGTAGACGTGACGCTAAATAGTTCCATGCAAATTCTGTCGGTAGATGTGTAATCTCATCAAAGCCTATCCAGCTATATGCTTGACCCTGATAACGATAAACATCTGCATCTCGTTCCAAGAAGCCGAACTCTACTTTAGCCCCGCTAGGGAAAGTCCACATCTTCTCTACTTCTTTGTACTTAGCCCCATGGAAGGCTTTCGGGTAGAGTTCACGGCTCTTGTCTATAATCTCTCTTAGCTCTGGCATTGATCGTCTAAGGATCAACGCTCTGTGAGCAGACCTGTGCGCATAACGCAACGGATCAACAATCATTGCATATGACTTACCGCCACCTGCTGCTCCACCAAACAATACATCCGTCTCTGAAGCGGCAAGGAAGTCCTCTTGAGGGCCTTCGTTAGCCTTGAAGATAACACTCTCTTCAGCTTCTTCTCGTAAGCTCTTTGGTAGGGCTTCTAATTCTTCTGCGCTAAACAGCTTTGACTTCTCTGAGTCGCTCAAGACATCCAAGGTCTTCTTAGTATTCTCAATAGACTTCTTGTAGTTGTCTACCTTGCCCTGTGCCGCCTTGAGCTTCTTCTGTTTAGCTCTAACTGTACGCTTAGCAGACAGTTTAGCTTTAGTCTCTGAGTGGTAGTTGTAACCTTTACCCTTAGATCCCTTTGCTCTGCCTGCTTTCTTCTTGGGGGTGCCGTCCTTTTTCAGGACGAACTCACCGTTCTCATCTGTCGCATAGTTCTCTGGGTTAACTTCCCAGTCCAACTTATCCAAAAGCTCGCTTCTCAGCAATCTTCTTTAGACCCATATGGCTTAAAGACCTGCCAGTTAGGTGAGTGATATACATACTACCATCACGTAAAGATAAAGTCTTGTTCTGGATCATAGGGACTACAGAGTCTAAAGCCTGTAGCTCTTCGGGGATCTCATCCAATTGACTATCATCTTCATCGTTTAGTTTGTAACCAAACGGGATTGTACTACTAGATCTCCTCATAGTCACCCTCGATGATTGTTTCTTTCTTAGTGGGTAGTACAAAGATACCGCCTGTTGTATTAACATTCACATCCAATGTGTCTTTCTTTCCTAGCCCTACACGATCTAGGATGGTCTGTGCGGCCTGTATACGCATGTTAGCTTGTGGGATAGGTGTATTACTATCCATAATCTGTACAAGCTTCATAGCGGCTTTAGGGGCCGACTGAGCTAGTATACCTGTAGCTAGGTCTAATATCTCTTGACGCAATGCTTTAACAACAGAAGGATAGCTAGTTTCCGAATAACCAGCTAATAATGCTGCCTGTTTCGGATCACCTCCTACGGTTGGTAAATGGGCTAAGAAAGATTCTTGCTTTTCTGTTAGTTCTTTTATTTTCATATACTCTAGTATACCGCTGGTTTACTGGTTTGTCAAGTCTTTTATAACATTTAGTTATATATAACTACATTTAAGTGGGCTATATGTACATATCTCTGTATATACGTACAAATAAAGTATAGAAGTATACATATAATGCTTGACAAAACGTGATCTCACCGTTATACTATATATTGTAGCCCGCCCCGCTATATAGTTATATTAGCCATCTGCATCTTATCTGTCTTACACTCCCCCTTTAAAGCCCTTTAAAGCTGCGGCGCTAACTGGTTTCCATACCAATCCCTGTAAAAATGTATAAGCAGTAGTATATACCCCCACCCCCTGCCATGGCCACCTGCCCCCCCTCTAAAGTCTATAAAGATCTATGAAGATCTGCACACACACCCGCCGATCTTTAAAGACTTCGAGATCTTTCAAGTCTCTTAAATCTAGTTGCCAGCTACAGAACCTTTAGAGACTTCCTAGAATCAATAGATTCTACTTCAAAGACTTCATAGCTTTCAACGACTTACAGTATATATTAATCTATAGATTAAAGCTACTATTAGTTTATCTACTTCGTAGACTTTAAAGCAATTTCCGAAGGAAAACGTGCGAATAGATTTGTCGCTTTCCTTGTACGTGTTGAAAGATTACTTATCTTTTCAAGGAGGTCGATGGCCGTTTTGCCTCGTACACATTGAGAGATAACTTATCTTACAATGCGCACCTAAAGCTCCTCGACCTGAAAAATTGGCTTGCTGGCTTTATCATGTGTTAACACCCGCATAATGCCTACGGGATTAATCACGCATATAAAGTTGTTGACATTCGATCAAAAGGTCGGTAGCTTTGAAAACGTCAAATCGGCACCACCGCTGATTTTCATACTTGAGGTTTCACCATGAATACATTCTCTAATATAGATTCAAATCGTATCGCTTCGAAGAAGCAAATCTGGGCCGTGGCAAACCACTTTGCAGCGATTCAAGCTACGGTTCCTTCGGAACGTTATGGACTAACAAAAGTGTTCAATGCCATTCTGAATAAGCACCACGCTGATCAAGATTCTCATATGACTCATGGAGATATTCAAGAATTCTTCGAATACGATTTAGTGCCAAAGCAATTTGCTGATCTTATTCAAGCTAAGAAGTCTACTAAGCCGAAGGCTCCGAAGAAAGCAGCGAAGCCAAGTAAGCCGAAGGCTGCTAAGATTGAACCTGAGATAGAAGAATTCATTGCTAAGGTTGAACCGAAGAAGCCTCGCAAGGTTAATCAGAATAACTCTGTAGCATCGAAGATGAATGCTCGAATAGATTCTATCGAAGGACGGTTTGACTCTTTAGAGTCTAAGGTTGGCGACATTGAGGCTGGCCTTGCGATGATTCTTGAAGCGGTACAGAAGAAATAATATAGATTCAATCTAACGCCCTGCCAATTTGGTGGGGCATAATTTAAAATTAAACACACAGGATATAGATTATGTTAATACATTATATGGTGATAGGCTTTTTCTTTATAGTCCCAATGGCCCTAGCAATTTATGTTGCAATGGATTGTTTAAAGCATTACAATAAGAAATATAATAAATAATACAATGGTTTATAAGTACCTTATACTTTCATATCATGGAAGTATAAGGTACTAATAAGCCACCACTAAGACAGCGGAGAAAATATGGAATTAGATGATGCAATAAACGTAGTACTTACAATCGTTTGTGGATGGCTTTTCATCCAGCTTATTAACTTACTGTTACAAATAGGATATTAAATTATGTATAAGATTCATGCAGCACAATGTCAAGACTATGCTATGCAATCCGCAGATAATCTAATGGATGTCGCCATGCTAGTTAGTGTAAGTATCCAGCAGAATTGGTTATCATGTGGCAATCAGTTGGCCGATGTTAGAAAGAATGGTATAGATTCTAAGTTTTTGTGGGGTGTTAAGTCTAAAACTTATAAGTATCTGAATTCTAATAAGCATAAGTTATATGCTCAAGCCAAAGCTATAGCGAATAGTAATAAGACAGACGACGATAAAGCGTATAGCTTAATGAAAATCTTTTTGCGAGTCGATGGTCTAGGACTTCCGAAGGCTGGCTTCATGTGTCAATTGACTATGGGATTAGTTGGGTGTATGGATGTTCATAACATTAAGATGTATAAGTTAGACCCTAAGACTTTTACACTTGCTAAAAACCCTAAGACTATCAAGGGCTTAACAGCGAATCGTAATAAGATAGAAGGTTATATATCTCTATGTCATCGCCACGGTACTGAGAAGTTATGGGATGAGTGGTGTAATAACTTAGCTACGAAGTCTATAAAGTGGCGAGACGGCAATCATGTTTCAGAAGTTCACATTAATTATTTATTAGGAGTATAGATTATGGGTAGGTTAATAACTAAGTTTCAAGATAGTGAAAATATGACAGAAACAATTGTTAATATAGGTGATATAGTTAACGATTGTCCGATAACAGATATATGGGTTAGTAGTGTTGGCACTCCGCTATTTACTATCGACGGTAATTATTATACTTGGAGGCAACTTCATGAAATGTTACCAGAAGGTAGGCCGATAGCCACTACTGAGTATGTAACTGAGGAGGATTTTAATATGAGTGAGGAGGATTTTAATATGAGTGAGGAGTTTACTAGGAGTGAGGAGGAATATAAAACAGTAACAAGTGGCTTATAAGTACCTTTAAAACCTTATAAGGATTATTGTAAACTAATAAGACTTATAAGTCAAGGAGTTTCTTTATAATAAAATAATGCTTTACAACGTTAAATAAAGTAGTATAATGGTTCACTTCAAACAAACTAATTAGGAATTACTATCATGAAAAAGTTAATCTTAGCAGCATTCAATGTTACAGCATCTCTCTTAGTACGTTTAGTATTTGGTAAGACTGATAAGCATGGTCGATCTACTGGTAAGTTCTTTGGTCGCTCTTATATTCTAAGAAAGCGTAAGCATCTACAACGTAGTCCTTCATACTTTAAAGGTGAGTGCTTCAACAGTATGCACTGTGGATTGTGGGCATTTAGCTTAGAGCATAAGCAAGGTAGAGGTGTATACTTTACAGCCATCAAGGATAACGAAGGTGTTGAAACTGTATCTTAATTAATCTTAATGCCCCTTCGGGGGCTAACTTGGAGTTTAGATAATGCAAACAGCAACAGCTAACTATGATAGTGAGAAACATATGTCAAGTATTCAGAATGCAGCAGAGATATATAAACTTAAACTAAAAGGCTTTGGAGTTGCCGACTTTGATATTGCTCAAGCACCATTAAGATATGCAGTAGCTTTAGATGATATGCACACTTCGTTTAACCTTAACCGCTATAGTTCTAAGTGGATTGTCTATCGTACTGACAACGGTGATGAGTTGGGTGTTCATAGTGCTATGTATAAACCAGTAGCACCTAAGAAGATGATAGAAGCTACAAGGAAGATACTTGAGCGGTCTGATCTAAACTTAGAAGGTATTACTGAGAACATTCAGATGAGCCATGGTGGTGCTAGAACTTATGTTCAGTATAACTTACCAGCTCATACTTACTTAACACCAGACGGTGATACAGCTAAGCTTAGCCTATTAGCTATCACATCTTTAGATAGTACATGGCCCTTCCAGATCAGTGCTGGTGCAGTACAGACTGCTTGCTTAAACATGCAGGTGTTTACTTCTGGCAACGTTGCAGTGTATAAGTCTAAGCATACTGAGGGATTAGAT